AGCCCACGATGGGTGGATCTTTTGCTGATTGGGTTGACAAGAACCCCTAGGATGTGCTATAAATAGTATATCGGGTTCGCTACCTGATACGGGAGTGACTGAATTAAACTTGCTGGCAATGGTCTAGTTAAGGTGATGAGTCAGAGGTGGTGCTCGCTGTGTTCGCACAGAATCATCCTACCAGATGGGACTCAGGCGGTACAGTAAAAATTTACTTATGTAGAAATGCCCTGTACTTGTTGGTATACATTATTCCAACCTCCCACCCCAAATCCAATTCAATCTAAATCAATATGTCATTCGCAGACTTAAAGAAAAAATCAAGTAACAATTTACAGTTCTTACAGAAAGAACTAGAGAAGACAGTAAGTAATAAGAACGTAGATGAACGCTTCTGGAAACCAGAGGTAGATGCATCAGGTAATGGTTACGCAGTAATCAGATTCCTACCAGCACCAGATGGAGAGACAGTACCTTGGGCAAAGGTTTATTCACATGCATTCCAAGGACCAGGTGGTTGGTACATTGAGAACTCTCGCACTACATTAGGTGAGAAAGATCCAGTAGGCGAGGTTAATCGTCAGCATTGGAACGATGGAACCGAGGAAGGCAAGGACATTGCACGTAGACAGAAGCGTAAGCTTTCATACTACAGTAACATCCAAGTCATAAAGGATCCTAAGCACCCTGAGAATGAGGGTAAAGTATTCTTGTACAAGTATGGCAAGAAGATTCATGATAAGATCCTTGCAGCAATGCAACCTGAGTTCCAAGATGAGACACCTATCAATGTGTTTGATCTTTGGGAAGGTGCTAACTTCAAGTTGAAGATTAAAAAGGTAGCAGGTTTCTGGAACTATGACAGCAGTGAGTTTGATAGTGTTAGTGCTTTGTCTTCAGATGATACTGAATTGGAAGCGACATGGAAGTCGGAACACTCGTTAGAAGCGTTCACATCAGCAGATCAGTTCAAATCATACGAAGACCTAGAGAAGAGGTTACAACTTGTTCTAGGGTCTGCTCCACGTGCTACAGCACCATCTGTAGATAGTGAGGAGTTTGAACCAGTCGCAGCAGCAGCACAGTCATCCTTTCGTGAGAAGATGAGTGCTCCTAGTCCTGTTAAAAAGGAAGCAGTTGTTGAAGACGATGATGCACTTTCATACTTTGCATCCCTAGCGTCTGATGACTAATACAGTTGACCTCTGGGTCAACTATAAAAAAGTTCTTGATGATGTTTTCCCTGAGTTTAAATTTGATTCACGGTGGTGTGAGTGGAAAGGTAAAGGTGATCTGACTTTAACAGCAGACATCTTTACTGCTCCACATTTTATAAAGTCAAGACGAGTAGATATCTACAATGAAAAATCAGATATCTATAACAATGTAATCTATCCTAAGACAGGGAGTAACCTTCCCTGTTTCGGGATGGATCTCATGGGTTTCTTTGAGAAGAAAGTTATCATAGTATTTGATTTTCAACATCCAGTTGAGAATCATTTGTTCTCTCTACCTACTTTACCTAAAGCAGAGAGAGACTACAGGTTCTTTGAGATGGGCAACCATTTTTCAGAGAACATTTTTGTTAGGTACTGTGAGTTTGATCAGGTTGATACATACTTACCAACCTTCAGATATTATCTGAATCTCTACCGAGAGATGGTTGATGAAGCACAACCAACAGGAGAAGACACATCATTCTATGCAGACTTTGATACATACATGAAAAAACTAGACCCTATCCTTGGATACATGTCTAGTAGATTCGGTGCTGATAATGCTGACCGAATGATGAACGAGTTCTTCTTTCCTTACGCTGATGAAAACAGATGAAGTGATGGGACATCCACTATGGATGCTACCAGTCATGTTACTAGCAGTATTATTATTGATAGAGGGTCTACACACTTCAGCACATCTTCATCAAGAGATAGATGTACATGGTATCTGTAGGCAGAACAAAGAGTTTATTGAAATGCAAGAGGACGATTATTAAACTGTCACAGGGGGTGGACACACCCCCTTTTTCATGCTATAATGTAAACAGTTATTACAAGACCCGTGCTAGCTGAACTATTACAGTTGGCAGAGGCCACAATGGTAGCAACAACATTATCAATAGGTATAGTTGCTACAGGTGCTTCTGTTATCAGTGGTACAGCACCACCAGACCTAAGTACATTCATTACATCTGTTCAACCACCATATGAATCAGATGATAAGAGAATATATCCTGAGAAGGATGAAGAGAAGGAAGTAATTCCACCAGAAGAGAGAAATTATTATGACTAAATGGATCGGTATAAGTTTAGGGACACTCTTAGGGGTGTCTCATATTGCTATGATTGGTTTGCTTGCTAATCGTACCAGTAAAATGCCAACATTAAACCTACCTGTAAGTGAGTACACTTCTTACAAGGCAAAGGTTTCAATGGATGGATATGAAATAGAATACAGGGCTAACGATCCCAAGACTGTTAATAGAATCAGAGAGGTCAAGGAGAAAGGTGGCTTTCTGGGACTGGGTAACAACAGGGAAAGCATTATTGAACAAGTACCTGTTGACCAATCACTCCGTAGTCAAGCATCACCAGACTCATGGGAGCAAGCAAAATCAGAAGAGTGCATCAAAGCAATCGGATCAGGAGAAGGAACAGGTAGAATCGTTGGGGGTAGCCTCGGTGGTGCTGTTGCTACTACTGGTGTCGCCTCTATTCCTTATGTCGGTTGGGTTCTTGCTGGTGCAGCTACGATGATCGGAATGAATCAAGGTGGAGAAATCGGTGGACAGATGGCAGAAGACCTGAGCAAAAACTGTTAATCAATTCCTTAAAACCCCGAAAAATTTTCGGGGTATTTTTTTGCCTAAAAAGTCGCTACCCTACCCACTTGGGTATGTAAACAAAGAACAGAACACAACCCCAGAATGTGACAAGGGCAACGATGTCAGTAAGTCTTTGGTTACCTGCTAGTATGAGTCCTAGAATAACTCCACCAAGCCAGATCCAATCCATCGTTGAATGAAACTTCTTCCATCCATCACCAAACTCTTTGATGAGTTCATCTCTTAATTGTGCAAAGAATTTAGATTGGTGTCGCATGATAACGAACCCCTCATTAAATACCATCACAAAAAATCCAATCCAAAATATCATATGCCAGTTTTTTTAAGTCGTTTACTAATGAAGTCAGATGATTCTGTGTATAAATTATTCTTTTTAAATTCATTCACGAATCTTTTAAGGTATGTGGATTTTAGAAGGTAAATTTCTCTCTTCTTTTCATTCTCTTCTAATTCATACTCATAGTTTGTTACAGATTTTGATACTGTATTACCATTAACTGTTACTGCTTGAGTTCCATTGAAGTATGTGTAAGGAGAATCATAGAACTTTTTATCTACTGTTAATCCACCCTTTAATGCTATAACATCTAGACCATCTACAGTTTGTCCAGATTTTTTCTCTATTGTTTCATAGTGATGGATGCCACTGTAGGCCTCTGTCTCTCCATATTTATCCTCTGCAATTTGACGTACTGATTGTGTATTCAAAGGTAATGCAAAGAGAGGATTGATAAAATTATTTGTTAGTATTATAACCCAATCGTAGAAAACACTTCCATAATATTGATTTGCAATGGTTTCTATTTTTATATCATCTTGTATTGTATATTTTTTATAGAACGTAGTATAACCAAATATGTCATCACTTATCTTATATCTCCTAAAGAAATTCTTTGTAGTAATGAAATCAGATTCCGAGAATGGATATGTGATTGGTTTAGAATCATATTCTATGTTGGGTATTAGTGAGAAATACATTAGAATCCTTGCTCCACTTCGTCTGAGAATATAAGTTTAGTCTCTTGGAAATTCAATCTAATTTCCGTAGCAACTGGAGAACCATCACTGTATGTAGCATAGGTGTTATCAGGAGTATAGTTAACAACTACATTACTGATAGCACATGGTTTGTATTGTGCTAACCATTGGTGTGGTTTGTTCCCTTTCATAAAGGTAAACTTACATAGATGTGGTACTCTAATAAAGTTTTCACCAGCTATTGTAGTCTTTCCTTTTCCTGAACCACCATCTCCACCAACATTTGCTCCTTGACTTTCTCCTTTGGTTTCATATTTTACATCGTTATGGAATGTTAATGATTTTTCTTCAGCACCCCACATAGGTAGTGCTGCTCTCCTAAATGTTTGACATATGGTACGTATTATTGCTGCTTCTTCTGCGTTTCTTGGAACCATTTTAAATGACATTCCAATCTCTCTAAGTTCAGGAGAATCATAAAGAAGTTCAGCGTTAGGATTTAACACTACACCTCTTGCTGATCCACTAATATCATTAACATCAAGGTTACCACCAACACCTGGAACTAGGTTTAATACGTTGCTTGTTAATGAATCTTGTATTGCTTTTATATTACCACTAAAATCTCCTGCTTTTTGAAGTGCAAAAGCATTGTTACCACCAGCAACTGCTGCGATTGCTGCTCTTCCCATACCAGTGAATGCTTTACCTTGCCATCCTGCTGCTGTAGTATTACTTAAGTCTTGTGGTATAGGTAACATTATAGTTGGATATGCTTCATCAACTTCCATTTTTGATATTGATGCGTTATATCCAGATCTTTTGCTGCTTACTGAACCAGGAATAATTTTTTTATCATCATCAGGATCTTTTGTTCCTCTAAAATTCAAACCTTTTGCTGCATCTTTACCGAATGGTGGTATATATTTTCCAAATTGAAAGAACACATAGTCAGTACTCTTTTGTATCTGATCTACAGGCCATCGTTGGGTTTTATTATCAGGACTTTGACCATCTAAAGGAGCAGCAGATATTTTAAATTGTGCTGCTTTTTCTACTGCCTTTCTTCTTATCTCTTGATTCTTGAGAAATTTATTTAGACCCTCTTCAGCCCACACGTCATTCTTGTCCTTTTCAGACAATTTATTCCAATCAGACCATTTTATATTATCTGGCTTTCTGGGGTAACCTTTAGCTTTATTTTGAATCTGTTGCAATTCATCTGCATCTATATCTAATGGTCCCATATTATTTCTCTACCATTGTGCGGCTTTTTTTAGTACCATAACCACGAACGACCCTTCTTTGTTTGATTTTATCATAGAAGTTTTCGTTTGTTTCATCCCAGACAACCTCCATTGGATATGATTGTTCGCCTGGTCTTCCTCTAGTTTTTCTTACAAAACTTTCTACTGGAAGTAGGATAGCAGTAGCCCATTCAGCTGCTGCTAAGTCAAGTAAGAAACCATCAACATGACTAGTTATATATTTATGGAAGCAGTTGCGAGGTGCGTCAATTCTCCCATCCATTAATCTCTTTACAACCCATGCTCTCTTCTTTGGTGACATGTAATGTAGGTTGAGACCCCAGAACTCATGTCTAGTTGCTCTTATTACATAAACAAGCGGAAATGTATCATAATATGGTAGTTTGTTTGCAGTCTTTGCTTTGTACTCAAACATATACATGTGACCTGAGACTGCATATCTTCTTATTTGGTTATCATCTTCTTGTTCTTCTTGACCCATACTATCTTGTACTTCATCACGTATAAGTCTTTCAGGGTTATCATCAACCCTTATTGCAAATTTTCTAACAGCATTTCTATACCATAGGTAGGATTTTGTTTCCCCACCTGCTGCTGCTTTTACTTTTTCAAATATAGTTTCGTAACCTGCGTCTTCTTTTACAACAGGTACTTGTATGTCTTTAAATCCTTGTGCCATTTTTTCATACCGCTAAGTGATCCTCTGTGAGTATTAAAAATTTCATCTGCCTATCGTCACAGTAGTTCTCAGCAGCGTCCCATTTAGAACGGTTTACTGCAAAAGTTAAGGCCTCTCGTTTGTAGGCAGCAGTTCTCTTATCTTTACCATATGGAGGTTTAGTTTGTTTCTTAGGTTTGATTTCTACTATGTACTTAGATATTTTTCCGCCTTTTTCACGGACCTTGATATAGAAATCTGGATAGTATCTATGTGGTTTACCATCAATGGGTGATCTATATGGTATGATGACTTCCTCACTTCCCCACTCTAAAATAGTTGGAGTAGTGTCACAATATATCATGTATTTTTTCTCCCATAGTGATCTATACACTATACGAGAAGGATTTCCACGATACTTTTTAATGTTCCTTGGTTTATAAAATCCTGAATATGCCATATATAATATAGATTCCCACGATTATATTTAGAGTGCCAGGACCAGTAACACAAATAGACCAGTTCATGAAGAAGATTGGTAATAAGGGAGGAATGTCTCTTACTACTGGTTTTGATGTACATTTTCAATTTGGTGACAATGTTGCCTTTGATAGAAGATTTTATACTAATGGAGATGATGATATAGTTCATATGCTGTGTGATGAAGCACAGTTACCCAATGTTCAGTCAGCAACTGCTGGTATGAACAGGTATTTGGGTGAAGGTATAGTACAATATCCACATACTAGGATTCATACTGATGTAAGTATGGGGTTCTTATGTGATGCTCAGATGACACCGTTTAAGTTTTTTAGTAATTGGTATGCATCCATTTATGGAGATATGATGCCTAGTGTTAGTGGTTCTGGTATAGAGGGAGCAAGAGGAACACAACCACTGCCAGTTAATCGTGAAAATAGATTGAAGTATATGGATGAGTATGTTTCAACATGTAAGATTATGAAGACAGAACCTAATGAAGTATCACCTGGTGGTAGAGTTTCTACTGTTATCATGTTAGAGAATTGTTATCCATATTCTATTGATGCAGTACCTCTTGCTTATGGAAGTTCACAGGTTACACGAGTCAATGTAAACTTTTATTATTCAAGGCACACCATTGCACATGGTAATCCTGGGAATGATCAGAATTTTAATATTGGATCTTTCTTCAGTTAGTACCAGCAAATTCGGATTTTCAATTCCATAAAACCCGAAAAAATTACTCAGCATATTTTTTGTCAAAAAAGTCGTATATATAAATATACGACTTGAATTAGTTTTTATGGCATTACCAAAGGTCGGGTATCCTACGTATGAATTGGAATTACCCTCTACAGGCAAAACAGTTAAATATCGTCCATTTCTCGTAAAAGAGGAAAAAGTGCTATTAATGGCATTAGAGGGAAAAGACGAAAATCACATAATTAGTGCAGTTAAGGATTTAATCAAAAATTGCGTTATTTCACGAATTAAGGTAGAAACGCTTCCTAGCTTTGATTTAGAATATCTGTTTTTAAAGATTAGAGCAGCATCTATTGGAGAAGTCATTAATTTAACTGTTACTTGTCTTGATGATAATAAAACAACAGTAGAAGCACAGGTTAATATTAATGAAGTTACTGTCAAGAAGGAAAAAGGTCATAGTACCAAAATCATGTTTGACAAAAATACTGGTATTGTGATGAGATATCCTAGTATGAAGGAATTTGTTGATAGAGAGTTTTTACAGAAGGAAATGAAGACCGAAGAGGTATATGACTTTATTGCAGATTCTATAGATCAGATATTTGATGATGAAGAGGTTTATGATTCAACCACAACAACAAAGAAGGAATTTCGTCAATTTGTTGATGGTTTGACAACTAAGCAATTTGAGAAAATACAAGAATTTTATTCTACAGCACCAAAACTCTCTCATACGTTTAAAGTGAAGAATCCTGAAACAGGAAAAGAATCAGAATACACGATTGAGGGCTTGCAGAGTTTTTTCGCATAGCACTCTTCCAGAATAGTCTGGAGAGTTATTATAGAATTAACTTTGCGTTGATGCAGTACCATAAATATAGTTTGAGTGAAATTGAAGATATGATGCCTTGGGAAAAGGAAGTTTATACAACATTCTTAGTCCAATACCTTGACGAACTCAAACAAAAACAAGAACAGGCAAAACACTAGTGGCAGCACTCCAAAAAACATGGTCGGGAGATTTAACGCAGGAAATTGCGGGTAGGATTTGGGATGCCATTAAAAATTATGATGAGGAGCAAAAACTTAAGGAGGCCTCTCCTAAAGTTAAACAAGCAGCTAGGGAATTAAGGAAAGAAGATCCTGATGTTCCTAATGTGCAGAGTATGAGTACTGCCATAGTAGTTAAAGATGCTATATTACCAGTTCATATTAAAGTAGAAGATACAAATAAAGAGGTAAGAAGGTTATCTGGTAAGGTAACTGCTCAATTGACGGGAATTGCTGATACCACCAAACTAATTGGTGATCAGAATGCGATGATTGAAGCCAAGTTGGATACTATGTTGGCTCTTCTTCGTGCTCGTGGTGCTGGTGAAGAGGAAATTAAGGATGGTGTAACTGGTGGAGGTGGTACTTCTGGTACGGGTGCTATTGTTCCAGTGTCAAAGAATTTGGGTGATGGGTTAGGTGGTTTTTTAGGTAAGAAGTATGCTGCACAAATACTTAGAAGGGCTTCAAAGTTTCTTAGGAGAAAGATTCTTCCTAGACGTTTAAGAGCAGGTGCGAGACTTCTTAGGATGAAGGGAAAAAAGTTTTTGCGTCCTATAACTAGACAGTTAAGTAGAGTCCGTCCTAAGAATTTAATGAGAGCAGGAGCTCAAAGGTTTATAAGAAGTGGTATAGGTAAGAAACTTACAAAAAAGTTGGGAACAAAGGCTCTTACTAAAATAGGTGGGAAAGCACTTGGAAAAGCTGCTGCAAAGAAAATACCTATAGCAGGTGCTGTTTTTGGATCTATATTTGCCATCCAGAGAGCGATGCAGGGAGATTGGACAGGAGCAGGACTTGAACTTGCATCTGGTGTTGCATCTATATTTCCTGGCGTTGGAACAGGTATATCTGTTGCTCTTGATGCTGGATTGATGGCAAGGGATATTCATAAGGAAGTAAAATCTAATACACCTGTTGTACCTGAAAGAGAAATGGGATCTGGAACTGATGTAATGGGAATGTTCAAACAGGCAAGTTCATTACTACTTTCATCTATGATGCCAATAGCAGCATCTGCTGGAACACTGCCAGAAGTTAAGAACCAAATTAAGTCTGCTGGATTAGATGATGTTGAGATTGCTAGAATGCAACCTCCAACAGGACTTAGCATAGGAAGAGGTGGTAAGAAGGTATCTTTAGGATCAGTTGAACCTACTCAGGAGAAAATACCAAAATTACCACCTCTTCCTGGTTTAGATAAACCAAAGGGTGATGATAGGAATATTCTTCAGAAGGGTCTTGATTTTACAAAGGAAAAACTTGGCGGTGCTTGGAATTGGACAAAGAAGAAAGCAGGACAAGCTTGGAATTGGGTAAAAGAAGGAACTAAGGCAAATGTGGAAAAGGTCAAAGCATTTGTTTCTAACACGGCTGAAACTATTAATAACTCAGAGATAGCAAATAAGGTTAGAAATGTAATAGGTAGTGAAAAGGATGATGGTTTTATTGGTCCGAAATGGATGGGCATTAAAAATCCATTTGCTAAGGAGAAAGATAAAAATGTAACTTCTGAAACAGCTGCTGTTCCTAATGGAACTAAATCTGAAACTTCTGGTGGAGATTATGATCAATTTTCTGGAGCGAAAGCAATAATGGATATTGATTCTAATATCACAGAGAAGGGTGCTGCATATCTTGCAGGTAATATACAACAAGAAAGTGGTTGGGATGGTATGAGATCATGGGGTCAAGTGTTAGGGGATGGAACGTCACGAAATGGTGGTTTAGTTTCTTGGGCATCTTGGGAAGGTGATTCTGCTAGATTAGGGAAGATAGAAGATCATTATGGTAAAAAGATAGATGAAATTAGTGAGCGTGAACAATTAGTGTGGATGCTTAAAGAAATGAAGCAAGATTATCCTTCAGCATACTCAGTTTTCACTAATCCAAAAGCAACTGTTGAAGATTTAAAGAAAGCAAGTATGTCGTATTGGGGTTATGGTCATGAAGGATCTAGATTCCGTTATGCTGAGAAGATACACCAAGAAATGTTGAGACAGAAATTTAATCAACAGAAAGAAGGTGCAGAGAAGGGTGCGATATTACCATCAACTGAAATTTCTGTAAAATCACATCAGATTCAAGATAGTAGTGCTGTTGTTGATGAAATTGAAGATGCTGAACCACCTCAACCTATAGTTTATCTAACTAATAGTGAGATATCTACTAATCCACTTGTTATGGTTAAAAAATCTTCCAATAGTAAAGATTTTGTTGAACAATATCGTTTCATGTCACTAGGAGCAGCGTAAAATGGCAGCACTTCAGAAAACTTGGACTGGTGACCTTAGTTGGTCTATAGCGAAACAAATTGGAAATCGTGTAAAACAATCTTCTGTTATGGCATTTGATGAACGTGCCTATGCAGAAGCGATGGCAG